TAACATACAAACCAGCGACGACAAATAATAAGTTGCAGACATTTTTCACGAATTTTTCAATAATAATTTTTTCGGCATATATTTTTTTTCTATGTATTGAGTTATTCAGCCCAACTTTTATTTTCCATAATAAAAAAAAACTTATCCTCGAGAAACAAAAATCCATCATACTAATTCTCGGTGAACAGTTCTCTTTCATTTGGAAAGAGGTAAGTGAAATTGTAGATTTGTTATTTAGTAGCACAGTTACAGAAACCTATTTCAAATTTTATTCTAAAGGTGCCGATGACTACGAAAAAGATTTTCTTTATAAAGACTTAATGGAAAAATGGGGTGAATTGTTTTTCCCATTAACTTATTCAATGACAACGCCACAGAAATATACCGACAAGCATGTATCAAGTACAGTTTTGAAAAATTTATGTGATACAGCATATCAAAGTAAGACGGAAACAGCGTATGAAAGTCTATTACCATATATTACTCACCCAGAGTTCAAATTCATTTTTATTACACATTACGTCAGACCTTCTTTGTCATTAATCACAAACTTAACCTTTGAAGAAATAAAAGATAATCGAAGATTACTAATACTAATATTCGCGTGTAAACTGCTAATGCCATCAAATTATCTTTTATCACATTACTTATTATTGTTACACGCTTTCACACTACAAATTTTCAAAGTAGATCTTGGCCATTTTTCAATTATACATGCAATTACTCAAAAAATTTTTGACAATATTAATTCTCTGACCCAAACTATTTTTATTCCAAAAACAAATTTTTTAGTCAGCCTTTTATTAACAGCATACACTGTGCATATGCAAACTTATGTGAATCCTTGGATACAAAAAACAATCAGTGAAAATATAGCCCTTCTTAAAGAATACATCGATTTCACAAAGAAATGTTCAAGTACTTTGGCAACTACGTGCTATTTGAACTTAGACAATTTTGCAGTAAATATGTATTTTGGGAAAAACAAGGTTGGAAGTACTTCACTATCAGCTTTTTATAGAACTTGCTCTAAGCTAATTGAGGAATCTAAACTGTTTAAAGATAGGCTTCAAGAAATCAAAGTTTCAAAAACATTGTTTATAGAGATGCTGCAAAATGTTGTGAAAAACATCACAAAATTTAAGGATTTAGTCTCAAATCAAACTTTGCAAAATTTTATAATTATTGTTGAAAGAATCTCCTCTCATGCAAATACAACATATCAAGATGTTCTCAATAGCATAGATGAATGCCATTTTTCAAACATGCAACTTATCCAATCTTTTAAAAACATCGTGTATGTCATTGATGTTCTGAATACTAAAAACATCTTTAACTTTTCTCTCGCATCACAATTAATTGAAGCGAAAAAACTTGTAAAAAAACAGGACACCTATAATCAATTAAATGTGCAAGATGATTTTGTCACTGTATTAAAGTCACATCTAAATAATCTGTTTGAAAAGCAGAAGCCTACAATTAATATTGAAAGAAGATTTATGTTAGAAGGAATACCCGACATAAAACAGATTCCATTCTTGGATGTTTTTGATGAAAGATATAGACTAATACCACAAATTGAAAAGTATCTGCATTGGTACATTGCATATAGTGAAGCTGCGCAGGCTGATTTGGTCGAGCCTTTACTCTTAAAACTTGGTTAGATGAGAATCATAGCAGGAAGCACAAATCAAAACGATCCTAAATACGGACCAAGAGCCGGAAAGCAATGTATGTCAAATTGTTTTTCTTTCTTGCATACAGTTTATTTGAACGGAATAAACAATGTGTTAAATAAAGAGTCTATTGACATAATCATGGAAAATGGAGCATTATTGGATAATATCAGTACAACGACATTGAAACTCGAAACTGGCAATATCCCAGAATATCGATTTTTCACAGAAATCCCAAAAAAAATTAGTTCTAATTTTGGCGAAACAATACATGAATTATCTAGACCCTTTAATGGTACCTTAGAATCACAACATATAGATAATGAAGTTTATCTTGGACTGTTAGACTTTCTATTGTATGGGAAAAATAAGAAACCAGCTTTTATTGTCATCACTATAGGGGTAATGGCACGAGCTATATTTATAGTTGATGAATTGTTTTACCTTTTTGATTCACATGCATCAGACACAGAAAACTCTGCAGCCATCTATATCTGTGAGGATATTGACGAATTATATGCTCTATTGGCCATAGAGAATGTTGCGGAATTTTACTATGATGCAGTTTTTTCATATTTCATTGAAACGACTGATTTATCTCTTGAAGACGGAGATGCAACAATTTTGATTTTAAAGACTTACAAAGATCCAGATATAGCTCTTAGTTTGAATGATTTTTTATCAATGTATTCATCTACATCCTCAACAAAGACAGCGGAAACAAACACTTTAATTTCAAAACAATCACCAAGCAAACGCAAACAAGAAAAAACCAGTCTAAATTCAAATTCTCTAGAAAAAAAAAGGAAGCAGGGCTCATCACTCAAATACTATAACAATGAAGTAGATTTAGTACCAAGTTTTTATGAGCTTAGACCTCAATTTAACAATATTTTATTTGAGCTTTCTGATTTCCCAATTGTAAAGGAAAATGTAAATTGGACCCTTTACATACAGAAATTTGCAACAAAGTCTACACAGCCATTTACAAAACCTTTTATATGGAATAGGGTATTCCATCTATTTTCTCAAGTGGTTGACGCCTTAATTATGATTAAAAACGATCATTGGGATGAGACACAACAGCAAAAACAATTCTTCACACATTTCTTGCCGTTCAAAGAATTTTCTGAGGAATTTGAAAACGCTCTAGAGGCTTGCCGAGAAAATAATCTTGATCTAATATTGCTTTATAAAAACTATCTTTCGAAAACTACTGCATTCAAAAACCTTGAAAGAATTTTATTAACGAAGTTTAGCGCCATTGTCAGTCCGGTGCATGAAAAACACTACACGCTTGTAAACACATGGCTAACTAACTTAATACAAAAACTAGTCAAACATCCCGAGGATACCAACGCTTTCATCAATGACTACGTGTTAAAAAACCCCTTAAATCATTTCATTTGTTTGAATAAGAAGGAAAAGCAGAGCATCGCTCTACTACTGAATAAAAAAAGAATGAGTATGCTAAAAGATGTGGAAATCGAAAAGAATGGTTTTGTTCAACTCCAAGCATTCATCGAGAACATAGGAGAAGCTCCAGCAAATTATTTAGATCCGGAAAATGCACGCAAAGTGAATGTTGAAGAAGTCTCAGAAAAAGACATCCCAACATTATCCACAGATAAAGTTTCCATACCCAATGAAAGTATGTTCACATCAAATAAAAAACACAGCATAGAAAAATTAATACATGCTAAGCTGAAAGCCATTTTGAGTACAATGGGGCAAAGATTAACTAGAATTATTCAAGAAAATTATAATAACATCGCTGCAGGTTTTCTGCCGGTGAACGATCTTAATAATCTGTTTGCCTATTTGGTCAAACTCTATTTTGATGTCTATAGCATCACCATTAACGGATTTGTGGTGGAAAACGAATTGATAAAAAATATTGAACAAATTTACGACAATACGCAATATCTGAGATTTGGATTGACACGCTTCAATATGCAAAATTTGACACCGTTTACTATATCTGTCCGCAAAATGTTCCTGGATTTTTTTCTATCACAAAAAACTCTGATAGATAGAGCTGAAGAAATTATAGAGAACCTTGAGTTTAAATCAGTTACACCAGAAGGAAAACAAAAACTTGCCACAAAGAATATGCTCAGAGAACAATTAGAACAGTTGAATGCTATGGATGTGGATGATACAATAAATCTGAAAACAGACACATTAACACATCAAGTATTATTTTCAGACCAAGAATTACGCATGATACAAGACTTCATTTTACAACTCTCCATTCACAATATTCCAAGCATTAACTTTGTGAAATCTTTGAAATTACATATTATTTTAGAAAAAAGACCTGATATACTATTAGCTCTACAAGAAAAAGTCCAGAATATTCTATATTTTTATTTTCAAGATCTAGTTAACGAGATACCTGCTCAAGAAAATGTTTTGTCAACAATGTTATTTATAATAGAGCTTTTTCCAGCCGACAGTAGAATACATCTACTAGAAACCGGATATATTTCCAGACATATTGTAAAAAAATGGCTAAACATGAAATCATTGCAAGATGCTGAGGATTTAATTCGATTTATAAATATTAATAAAGAACAACTAGAAAAATTTGAACATCAGCCATTTGGAAAAGAAATTCAAAAACTAATTGAAAAAATACACTTGTTCTATAAGCAAAAAGTAATCGAGTATCAGGAAGATGTCTGGAGTGAAATGGCTAAAAATATAATTTTAACTTCACCCTCTGAATTATCTCAATTTTTAGCTTCAGCTCCCACTCAACGTATCATACAAAAACACAAAAATAATTTAGATCAGAAACTTTTAATACATATGGAAAACCAAGCCAAGCAAGCAATGGAAGATGACAAAAAAAGAGTTGCCTGTTCTAAAATTAATCTGGAACGACACCTGAATGATTTACTGCTCTTATTGAAAGACAGACAATTTGCTTCCATACAGGCTTCTGTTTTGATTGTGTGCGAAAATATATTTAAAACGATACCAGATGATAACCTAATTATTCAATTTTCACATGCTCTGCTTTCAGTTTTACTTGACATTGAAAAGGATTTAAAAAGCTATTCATCAGAAATATTAGAGAAAATACTAATAAATAGGCCCCTCGAAACCAGTAGATTATTAGTGTTTAAAGACGCTTATGGTAATCTGAAAGAGTTTTTAAACGCCTTAAAACAATCACTTTTTGCCACAGCGGATGTTCAAAACAAGGCTGATTTTCTTATCCAAATTTTAGATTTTACCTATAAATTTAGACATAAGACAAATAAAGGTAAACTTCTACATTCCATTTATAATGAAGATTTCAAACTATACGAAGAAACATTAACAGAGTTAAGAAAAAAAGCAACAGATGCAAAAGAGTCGTTAACTAAACTTTTTAAAGCATCCGAACAAAAGATCGAGCTGTCGCGTACGATTCCGTTAAAGGAAATCTACCTGAACATAGAAACTGTTAATTTCCAAGGTTATGGCAACGTAGTTTTTCGAGAAAGTGCTTTTAAACGCGCAATAGAGGTAGAAATAAAAAATTACGAAATGAAATTAAACGATCTAATAAAACACTTTAATTCACACTTAAAAACAAAAATTGACCACATACAGATTCTTAATCTATCTTTTGATAACAAATGGAAAGATTTTGTCTCCAAGTCAAAAATATCTTTCCCACCAGAACTGACAATAAGTTCACAAGAGTTGATCAAGGATCCCATTAAAGTTATAACTGAAACTCTAAACAAAGCCTCAAACGATTTAGCGTATGTGATTAGTGAGAAAATATTGAAGTGGTTAATAGTTTTTGTCAAAGAACTGAATACCTTTTTTGTAGCTACAATGTCAGAATTTGGAGAAGTTATCCCCTTTGACTATAAACATTTCAGAGCTTTGGAATACGAAATTAATTCTAAGTACATAGAGATTGAAAATAAAATAATCTGCAACGAAATTATCGAAAATACTGACAATATAGAAAAACTCTCAACCTTGATAAAACAAATAGATCCAAATCGT